GTCAACCAAAAAATCGTCAGGCCAGATTACAAAATGTTAACAAAACTCTTGTTGACTTTACCCCCAAAGTTTGTTATAATAACTTATAAATTGAGGAGAGATATATGACTGTCATACTTCAGATTAATTCACCCGGATACTATGTCTCGGAACTGATCAAAAATCGTTTCCAAGTCATGGAATCCACTCTCACCCGGGAATTCTTTGTGTGGGATAATACCATGCAGAATAACCTACGGGCCCGTGATGGTTCGATCCTTTACTTTAAGACCCAAAAGGATGCTAAGAATCATATTACTAAGAATAAGTTTTAATGCATATCACGCTCATTGATCGACCATCAAAGGTTGATCCGAATATGATCTTTGAGTCGCTTGTCCATTATGGGGAAACCATGATGAGTAAACGACTGCTGAGGAATATCGAAATCCGAGTTGTGGTTGTGAAAGGACTTGTTCGTAAAGATAAGATTGATGCGGATTGTGTGTGGGAGGATATTAATATTCGACCACGTGAGTTTACGATCCGTATTGATGGTGGTATGGGTAAAAAACGGACCTTGCTGGCGCTAGCGCACGAGATGGTCCATGTGAAACAATATGCGCTAGGGCAACTTAAGGATTATCTAAGAGACTCTTCTGTGTGTTCCTGGCATAATAAGCACCACTCAAAGAATGATGGTGGTTATTTTACCTGGCCATGGGAGGTTGAGGCTCACGGTATGGAATCAGAACTTTATCTTGGTTTTAACAAACATCAAAAGGAGAAAAGTTATGCAAAAGCGTCCGGTTCCAAAAAAGCGGAATCCTATTGCTCGAGCTCTGCACACACCTTTGTTCAGAAGCAGAACGGTAGAAAGTAAAAAGATTTATTCCAGGAAAAAAATTAAGATTGAACGTAAAGAGGAATAATTTTTTCTTTACGTTTCAACATTTTTGTATTTGATATTTTTTGTTTGGTTTCCTCAGAATGAGGTTTTCCGGGTTTACCTTTTTGTGCTTTAGATATTTTTAATATAGTTTCTGGAGAATGTTTTTGACCTTTTCTTGCATTTGCTCGCTTTGCAATATGCTCAGGTGATTGTTTTTTACCTAATCTTTTTTGTAGAGTCTCATTGGAAATGGCTTTGCCTTTCTTTGCGCAAGAGTATTTTTGTCTAGTTTCCTCTGATCTAATAGCACCAGAAGAACCTTCACCCCCATCGGTCAAGTTCAATAATATTCCAGCATGATCTTTACGGCCATGATATTTTATTAATAAATATTCTAAAGCAAAAGCATCTTGTTCAGATAATTCCTCAAATATAAATTTGATTCTTGATCTATCTTCAGGTACTGGTACTCTACCATTACGATGTTTACCAAAAGCTCTTCTGCCTTTTCCCTTACCAATATAATAAGGGGTGCCGTCTTCTCTGACGTAGGCGTAAACGTAATAAATATCCATTAGCTGGTCCTCTTGTATAGGGTTAGAGTTAGTGGATATGGGGATATCGCGACTAACACTTTTATTTATACAAAAAAAGTCTATAACCGAAAGAAAGAGAAGGTTAGTCCTCCTGGGGATTAATCTCTCTTTCCTTTTCGTTAGGTAGGTTATCCACAATGAGGAACTTGGTATTCTCATCCAGTACTGGATAAGCATTTAGTATTTTTCTAGCTTCAATCAGTCGATCCAACACCCTTGAGATGGTCTCTTGGGTGGTTTTGTCGTTCATACCTGCTTTAAGATCTTCAAGGGCTGAATCCAAATTCATATCAACAGAATAGTCTACCTGATATAAATCACCATCACGTTCAATTCTTTCGAGTGGTGGGAACAAAAGATCGGTTAGTCTCTGAAGTTCTTTATCACGTATAATGATTTTCACTTCCTTAGGCTTAAATAACCACTTAAACATAATATATCCTTATCGCTTTTTCTTACCCACAGTATACTTGGATACAAGAGTCCAATCATCTTTATCTTTAAAAGGCAATATCTTAATCTTATTTAGAGGTGTTTTTGGTTCTTCAAAGCGGTTATAATCAACGATTCGAAATAAACCCCATTGCTCTACAAGACTGGCAATGGTATTACGGCGACCAATATCATCTTCAGTAAAATCAGATTCTTTACCATCAAGTAGAAATAGTTCCTTAAAATGAACTATGAAATATCTACCACGATTGTGTAAAATATGACAAGATTGGTATAGTTTCTTTTCTTTATGAGAAGCTATGCCAATACGAGTAAGAGTTTCTTTAACTTTTAAAAAGTCCTCTTCCTCAGCAAGTTTCACTTCCAGGAATGTTTCTATTATAGACATAGTCGCCCCTCATTATTATTTTCCTATATTTATTTGTTTTTATTTCTTGTGTCGGGATAGACATATTGTTCCAGGAAGTCTTTCTTTTGAGCATCTGTCAGTATATTCCAGAATTGTTTTGTTTCATTTAGATTATAATTAATCGTTTTACCTATATCCTTGAGGATCTTTAATTCCTTTTTTTCGTCCTCGGTCTTCTTAAGCCATCCATCCTTTTTAAATCTCTTGCGCTTGGCTACCTTGTAGAATAAGTAGTCATGTTGCATCTTTTCGTCTAGATGGTGATTTGCATTTAAAAAGATGGCATCGGAAAGAGTGTCCGGAAAGATAGACATGGCTTTGGTGACGATATAAGGCTCAAACGATGACTTGGTTTCATCGCTATAGATATATTCTTTACCAAAATTAATATCGTTGATGAACGAAAAAGGATTAATACCAGCACCCTTTTCCTCCTTCTCTTCGTGTTTGACTACCCTGCCAAAAATGGTAGATATAGCATTTGGATCTACCTTTTCGGCTTGTTTACCACGCTTGGGCTTAACTGCCATTATTGCCACTCCAAGCGCATCATAAGTTCTACAAAGAATGCCAACATATTAATTTCATGATTAACAACAAATGCCGCCTTGTATTGGTAGTCAGCAATGATAACAATCAGTTCAGGAATAGACTTTTTTGAAACATATTCAAATGAATTTTCATAGACCGAACGAAATACGGCAACCTGATCTTGGTCACTATTATCATGAACCCATTTCCGAACTCCATCAAAATCCTTCTTCTTACATGCATCAAAGATTTGCTTGACTGATAGGTCCTGGAAATTGGTCAGAATACCTGAGTCGATGGATCCGATAGCACTATAGCGCTGCAATTCATTAAGCACACGTCTCCAGTCTGGAAAGTGCTTTTGAATAACATTTGCAACAACGGCTTGATCATATGTAATTTTTTCAGAGTCAAGAATACCAATTACACGCTTAAAGAATTGTGATGCCAATTTTGGCTTACAATCCTTAGGAATACTAAAATCAACCACTGAACATCTGGAATGCAGAGGTGCAATAATTCGATTCTTATAATTACATGTAAGAATGAACCCACAATTACGACTGAACTCTTCCATAAAATTACGGAGAGCAGGTTGTGTAGAGTTGGGATTTAGGTAATCCGCCTCGTCAAGGATTACATATTTACGACCACCGGCAAACGATACGGTAGAAGCAAAGTTTTGGATTTCATTACGAAGTGTGTCGATGTTACCATTCATCGAGCCGTTAATGACGATATAATCACACCCAAGTTCCTCAAGCATAGCCTTAGCTACGGTGGTCTTACCAACACCTGCTGAACCGGTAAGTAGTAGGTTTGGAATATTCTTTTGATCTACAAATTGCTGAAACGTTTTCTTTAGTTCAACCGGAAGAATAGTATCACTAATCTTTTTCGGCCGATACTTTTCCACCCACAAAAATTGCTCAAGCATTTAAATTCTCCATCATAAAAAAGGGTAGAGTTAAAAACCCTACCCTATTATAAACCAATAGTATCAAGGTGTAAATCAAAAAGTACTGGTGGCCTCAATAGCTACGTAGTATGTAGCCTCAGTACCGGTAAACTTGGAAAGGCCCTTTGATGAAAGAGTAACAATATAATCATCAGGAATCATCTTTAGATTATCAGGCTTGAAAATAGCCTTAAAAACCTTATCAGTAGCACCAACCTTCACACTATACTGGTTGGAAGATGGGTTTTTACTATCGACTGCTTGAATAAAGATATTATCACCATCACCGACGATTGCAATTTCAGTAAGTTCAAGAATACTGAGTGCCTTGGCAACACTAGGAATATCAGTTGCTGAAATCTTAAATTCAGCATCAACAGATGGAATATTAATATCCTTATCAGGTGGTGCAAGAATGATTGAGGAATCAGCATAGTGATATACGATCTTATTCTTTCCATCACTGATGGTCACAGAACTTTCATCAAAGTCAAGATCCGGATCCGTAAACATTGAAATACAACCAATAAACTGTGATAGATTATAAATTGCAAATGGATATTCAAATGTATCGGGGACCTCAGCCCGAGCAAGAATGGTCTTGCTCGAGGAGATTGTCTTTAAAGTATTCCCAGGCTTGACAATAATCGAAGGATTAATTGTCGCAAAGTTCTTAAGAATATTCAAAGTCTTGTTATTAATTTTCATTCACATTCTCCATAATAAAATATATAAAAATTACTTCTTGGTCTTCTTCAGTAGACCAATATCGGCGGTAGCAGGTGCACCAATAGAAGCAAGATCAATCAATGAACCACCAAAAATATAGCTACCAACGTGCTGTAGCTTCATCCATGGGCAATACCAAATCTTACCACCGATTTCAATCATCTTCTGGCAGAACCAATAGTCTTCCGAAAGGTAACGCTTGGATGCTGGATCAATTTCAGCTTGGAAATATTGCATGATCTCACGTGAACCATCAAAGGCCTCGGTGCGAACATGATCAGGCTTATAGCTGTATTGTGGAAATGCTTTTTCAAATTTTTCAAAGGCGGAACGGCGAGTCATCATAAATCCAGTGCCGACTTCCATAACTTCAACCGGCTGGTCGATGCGGATATTTCCACCACCACCCTTGGGATTAAATACGTAGTCACCAACATACTTTTCAAGAACATTAGGATCATCGTCGGCAACACCCTTGTCGACAGCAAGCTTGATCTTTTCCCAGCTGATGCACTTCTTAGGATACGGACCAGCAAGAACGTCGTATTCTGTATCATCACCCTGTAACGCAAGCATTGCAAGAACATCACGAGGATCAAACCCGATGTCTGAGTCAATGAACATCATGTGAGTACAATCAGATCGCATAAACTCATCCACACAATAATTACGTGCACGAGTAATAAGAGATTCATTAAACAAAAAGTATGAACGTAGTTCAATACCATTTGAAGTGCAGATAGAAGATAGGTCAGCTACAGACTTAGCAAACATACCAGCACACTGACCACCATACATCGGTGCAGCAAGAAACAACTTACGCTTACGAAGTTCCTCAATTTGAATAGAGATTTCCATAATTAATTTTCCTTATTTTCATTTTCAATGTAGTGATAATTTAAAGCAAGAACGGTATAGTGAAGAACTTTCATCAAGTCATCTTTATTTTTACCATTCTTTTTACCATAGCGAGAAGCATACTTAATAACATTCCCAATATAGAAACCCTCAGCGTGACCAGATGAAATTATCAGATCTTGTGCTTGGACCCTATCGCCGTAATGACTGCCATATGTCTTCATTATATATGCATATAGCTCGTCTAGTATTTGACCTTCGTTATACTTAAACAAAAATTTTTCAGGTGGCATTAGTTACTCCCATGTCAAAATTAATATTCTGTTCAATTTCCCTAGTATCCTTTTCATATCCCTTACGATAATTATTATTTTCTCTAATAACAGTCTCCAGGACAGAGAAATTTTGCTTATTCTTTTTAGAATAATTCAGGAATGCCATGGTGTCTTTAGGGAAACATGCCCCACCAAAACCTCTCTTCCCATCAAAGCCGGGGACAGTTGTATGTGATCTACCTACACGGGTGTCAGCAGTAATAGCGCTGACTACCTTACCAAAATTTGCGCCCGCATAATTGACAATATCATAAAATTGATTAAACCAAAGAACCTTGGATGCCAAATAACTATTAACACCATACTTGACAAAACTGGCGTCCACCGCAGACATATGATATACAGGGCAAGGCTTGCAAAGACTATAATACTTATATAGTTCTTCAACCTTACTAGTATAATCTGGATTCCCACCAAAAATATGCATGAAAGGATTTACAAAATCCTCATTGGCACTCTTTTCAGTTAAAAACTCTGGATTATAAACGATCCGATCACGATGAGGTCCCCGGAAAATTTTACTGATAATGTCGGGAGTGACTGTAGACTTGATGATAATTGTTCCGCTTGTATTTTTCTTTAGTACGGCCAAAACATTCTCAATGATAGAGGAATCAATACTACCGTCAGCACCCATAGGGGTGGGTACACAGACAAAAGAAAAGTCTATATCATCAACTGAAAATATATTTTCAACGGGGTTATTAAGTAGGGGATCAAAGATAAACTTTTCACACATAATGTCGGGAAAGCCATAGTCGACTGCCTTCCCTACAAATCCATGACCAATAATAGCAATTTTCATTTAATTTACCCTATAATATGATTTATACCATTCACAGAATTTTGCAACACCTTCGGGAACAGAAACCGAAGGTTTCCATCCAAGAGCTTGTAACTTGGTTGTATCAGACCAAGTTTCCAATGTATCGGCAGGGTGCTTTGGGACAAAATTCTTGGTAATAATTCGATCAAAATTAGTTTCGATCTCGGAGATAAAATCCATAAGTTGGATTTGTTGACCTCTCCCTATATTATATATCTCATCCAACGGTTTGTCAATACACATAATGTGATCTAGTAGAATAATAATACCATTGACAATATCATCTACATAAGTAAAGTCACGTTTCATATCACCATAGTTATAAACATTAATTGGTTCTCCGGTGACAGCAGCATTTGCAAACTGAAATAAAGCCATATCGGGACGACCGTATGGACCATAAACAGTAAAGAACCTAAGACCAATAGTATTTGGAATCTTAGAAGTCATAAACTGACATTCGTTTGTGCGCTTGGTGTATCCATATGGATTTAGTTGGTGACCGACTGGAACATCCTCATGCCACGGCAATGGATTACCTGCCATAACACAAGAAGTTGAAGCATAAATCACTTTCTGCACATTATATTTTTCACACATCTCAATAAGATTTTGAGTCGCTACAATATTATTTTGAATATAATCCATAGTATGGTCAAGTGAATGACGAACACCTGCATGAGCAGCAAGATGAATTACAATGTCAGGCTTATTTGTACTAAAATATTCTTGTAAAACTTTGGAGTCATTCAGATCATGACCAAAAATTTCAACCTTGTTAGTATCAAATAGGATTTTTGCACGAGCATGCTTTAATTTTACATCATAATAATCATTAAAGTTATCAATGATATGGATAGTATCTTTATTATTAATGAGTTTTTGTGCAAGATGAAAACCGATGAAGCCTGCTCCACCGGTAATTAAAATTTTAGCCATTAATAGTTTTTCCGTCCTTGTGGATATACATCACTGGAATATGCCAGGTCTTCATACGCTTCAGGTGTATCCCATTCACGGATGAGTCTCATACCATAATTATCCACTTTGTTGAAAATGTCAACATCTTTTTTCAAGATTGGTCGATTATCTCTAGCAGGTTGACCATTCTTATTAATAATAGCATTAAGATCGACATGATGGTGCACACGACCATATCGTTGGTCAAGAGTAACTACATCTGGGTGCATCTCAACAAGCATTTGTGATTTCTTGAGTGAAGCATCTTCAGCATAGTTATTATAAACTTCTGATGTATTACCGCCCTTGACAGTGCCAGTTCTTGCTTTACCACAAAGGAAAGCATAGAATAGCATTGTGCAAAGACCTTCTTTGAGAACACGAATAGACAAATCAACGTCTTCATTATAGCGACCACGCCACTTATGTGGGCAATCATTATCAATTAGAAAACAAGACATGATACGTGTGTTAAGGATATACGGTGGGTATGGATAATCATCCACACAGAAAAACTTATATTGGAGTCCCGCTAGGGCAATATTTTCATACCTATCGACAAAGTCTTCTGTTGCTCTAAAGATACCAGAACCTTTCTCCACACGGTAACGCTTATTCTGGTGAAAGCGCCAAAACTCATAGATATTATCATCCATAAGCCAGTGTCGCTTAAATCCATTTGCTTGTGAATGTTCCCAGCACCAGTTACGGGCGGGACCAGAACCTTTACCGTGGTTACTGAAAGGTAAAGTAAGTACTTTCTTTGGATCAATTACAGCGGCATAATTATCATATTCTTGAGGTTCAACCGCAATATAATATGGAACACCCATACGCTCTAGGGCTTTACTAGTATATCTAGAATCCCACCGACCTTTACTGATAATATAAATCGGGTAACGGCTTGCTTTACTCATCTTCAATAACTCTATTCATATTGTTTCGTTCACGGCCCTTATCCGGATACCAAATAACATTTGTTTTTTCTGTCAAGGAATAACCGGTGATTTCAGCAAATTTCTTACGATCTTCCATGGTAGGAAATTTAACTGAAATTTGTTTCCATGGCTCAAGATTTTTAGTAACAAATGCTGGCATACCTGCTGCATACCATTGTGCATACGGATTTCGCCAATCCGTTTCCAAATCTTCAACCGTTTTATGTAGATTCATTTTAATCTCCAAAAAAATTCAAAATACCATTATCTTTATTTGCTTTAAAAATAAGATCTTTAGTTTTAGGTGATGGAACTTCATCAATCAGCTTCATGAATTTGACAAAATCGTCATGTGATCTAAAATTTACAAATAAAGATTGCCATTGTTCAGGAAAATCTGGATCAATTTTCTTGGGTGGAACAATTGGCTTTTGATCGGTTTCTTCACCAAAGAATACAGACAAATCAGTCCGAATGTTCTCTTTGGCTTTATATGAAACCATATCATCATAGTCTTGGGAGGTATCCCGTACTTCTATTGTCATTGGGTTATCTCCATGTCGATGTCGTATATCTATTGAACTGTTCTACTATAACATCATCCGTTATGGTTGTCAATAAATTTGCATTGCATTTCTTGTATAAATGCATTATCCTATTATCTTTTGTTTTCATAACTTTGGTTTGACGCTTATCCTTAGGAATTTCATATATTTTTACGCAATTCCCATTATATTTAGATGGCGTTTCAACGAATATCAAAAGATCCACATCAAGACACTTTTTAATTTGATTTGGTTTTACTGTAAATGCAGATTCTTTATGCCAAGGCTGCTGTGTTTTAACCTCACAACTTAATGTATTCACAGTCATATCTTTTTTTCTATCAAGAAGATCTAGAGATTCTTCAACGGATTTGCCAAGAGACCTATAATATCTTGCAACAAGACGTTCACCTAAATCACCTGTCTTACTTTTTAATTGCTCAGCTGTAAACATCTATTTAGAATTTCTTACCACCAGGTGCGGCACGATTTTCACGCTTATGATCTGCACGATTAGCATTATATTGATGCTTTTCTGCCAGAGCACCTGCAACATCCAACTTATAATGACCAGCCATGTCGAGAATGCGGATAATACAATCCGCAAGTTCTACTTCAAGCATTGATCTATTTGTAAGGTGGTCATCCATAAGATCCTTACGAGCGCCTTCAAGTGCTTCGGAAAGTTCGGAATGAGCTAGAGCAATAAAAGTCCCGATTTCACGAGGCTTATCATGCCATCCCATAGCACTTGCTTGTCCGTAAAGCTTGTCTTGAATGTCACGGATAGCGGTAATTTCTGATTCTGTAATTTCGTATGTCATATTTAGATAATCCATTCAGGTGGTTGACGATTTTTCCAGGAATTCATTCTTGCTTTCCCGATCTTGTAGTAATTACGGTAGTTAATAATAGGATCTTCATCCACAATAAATTCATCAGCCCTTGCGGATGGCATAACTGTCATATCGTATTCGGTCAAGTTCTTTGGTGGTGATTGAAGCATATAAGCCAAGTCACCAGTAAA